AGATTATAATGGAACTGTCACATGAAAGAATAATCAAGAATATCTATGCAGTTTTGGCGAAAATGTATAGATATTCTCGATATTTATTTTATGTGGCAGCTTTTTTATACTAATTCTGCAATTCTGGTGACGCCTACGTAAATTTCCTGAATTTCGTACCATGTGGAGTAATCAATAATTCCTGTGGCAGGAAGTCCGAAAATCTGCTGGAATTTTTTGACTGCGTTTTGCGTGTTTTCTCCAAAGACTCCGTCTACGGAAATTTTCGGAAGAGCAGGATAGGCGTTGGCAATGGCATTAAGCTGTTCCTGTATCTGTCGGATCTTACTTCCGGATGAACCGATGTCTAGGGGCTGACCGGGCCACGAGGCAGGGATGCCGGAAATTTCCTCGGCAGTGTTGATGTACATGTTGCTGCCGTAGAAGTTTCGTAAGATTTCAATGGCAGAATAGCCTTGATCTCCCAGATATTTTGAGCCCCATTGTGTCACCCAAATTGTAACAACATACAAATAGCCGAAACCCGCATAAAATAAGGGTTTTTCAGAGGTAGTAATAGTAAATATCAACCGTTTCTTCCTCTTTTTTATAAACAATCTTTTCTACAATGCTTTTTAGTGCATCACTTTTTTGCTGGTCGGAAAAACTGTCTCCGGTAATGATATCATAGACATTTTCAATTCGTTTTTTCATATCATTTTTTATCATATCCATATTGTCGTTTGGCTCTGTATTGGTATTTTTGATTTTTTCTTCTAAATCAGCTTGTTCTTTTGCGAGCAACAGTTTATTTTCTTTGTATTCTTCCAGACTGTCTATACCATTCATGTAAGCTTCTTTGATACGCTGCTCTTTTATTTTTATTTTGGCCAACAATCCTTCTAAAATCTTGAGTTCGCTTTTATCTTCCACAGGAATAGACTTCTTTATGGTAAAAGATAAATTAGTGTCTGAGGTAGCAGCCTTAATACCGGCAATCACAACGGGTTCTAGTTTTTTGGAGCTTACAGAATTCTTTGCCAGACATTTTCCTTTGCTGTATCCATAACAGGTAAAATAAGAATATTGTTTATGATGACGTTTATCCATGGTACTTTTTGCAATCATGGTTCGGCCACACTCCGGACATTTTATGATGCCGGATAACCAATGACGATAAGTAGAAGATGGTCTTGCTCCGACAGGGCGATATCGCTTTGAAAACGTTCCTGCGCTGCATGAAACAATTCTTCAGAGATAATTGCCGGATGCGTTCCGTCAGCTAAAATCCAATCTTCTTTTGGCTTTATTTCGTTGGTAGCATTAGTAGTTCGGTTCCAGCGTATTTTTCCGCAGTAAGTAGGGTTTTGTAGTATGTATTCCACAGACCTTCGCTCAAAAGCCTTTCCGTGGGATGTTTTTGCTCCCATGGTGTTTAAGCTTCTGGCAATATCAAATATTCCGGAACGGGCATTGACATATTTGTCAAAGATATATTCTACAATCTTTGCTTCTTCCGGAACGATTACCGGAGGTTCACCTTTTGTAATAATCTTATATCCCAGAGGCGGCCTTGCCTGATAGCCTCCTTTCATGGCTTTTTCAGACATTCCACGGAACACTTCTCCGGAAAGACGAATAGAGTAGTATTCATCCATCCATTCAATAATACGTTCAATCAGAGAACCAAAAGGACCATCTACAAGAGGCTCTGACACACTGATTACATCTACATTGCACTTCCTGCGGAGTAAAGACTTATATACAATGGACTCCTCCTGATTTCTTGCAAAACGGCTGAATTTCCATACTAAAATCACATCGAAGGGAGATGGATTTGATTTTGCAGCGGAAATCATGCGCATAAATTCAGGACGGCGGTCAGCTTTTCTTCCGGATATTCCTTTTTCTTCATAAATGTATTCTTTGGATACTACAATGTTATGTTCTTTCGCATACTTTAAAAGTAAGCGCTTTTGGGCAGCAGGAGATAGCTCTTCCTGCTTGCCGTGGGTGCTCACACGTATATAGAGAGCACCGGATTTAAGGGTTTCTGTGTTAGACAATTTCATCACCTTCTTTATTTTATTCAAAAAGTGTATAAAAATAACAGCCATCGAAAATATGTTCCGATTGCAAGGCTGTTCCGAAGATGATACAATATATTTGCAATTAAAGAGTATATCTTCGGATATATTGAACCGTTCCTGTTGGCGCAGGGGCGGTTTTTTAATCGCTATAACATTTTTTACAAGGTAAATAACCATTTTCCTTGGCTTCAGAAAGTTCCATTTTTAGTGCATTTTTAATGCCGCTACAATATGGATTGGAATGGTATATTTTACTTTTTTCAGAGCCCCATACGATACGGGTAGGAATAATATTCATATTTAAAACCTGCCCTAGATAAGTTACATCTTGCGGGAATTGATTACAATGCCTGTTTACTTCATGAGTTATTACTTCATGGAGATGCTTAAAAGGACTTTGATATTCCATGAGATTAAGTAAAAGCAATAATTGACTAAATCCATACATGTCTTCAAAGTCGGTAAGTGTATTCATAGACTCTGGTATACGTAATTTGCTACTGCAAATATAGTTATATGTTTTTCCGCCATGTGCGGCCAAGTTTCTATATTCTAAGCAAATAAACAGAGTATCCATCATTAATTTTCGTATATCATCCAATGATAGATTTAAAGAGTCTATATTATATAGAGAAGAAGCAACTAATTCTTGTTCACGAGGTTTGAAAAGACTAATAAAATTGACAATTGTACTGAAATAGACATTTTTCAATAGTATCCAAGGTGGAACAATTCCATGGCATTCTCTATAATGCAGTATCGGATTTTTATCCGTATTTATAGTTTTTCTCATTGTATCCAGAATGCCCGATAAGGAAAACCGTTGTTTTCGACGTTTTTTATCACGGTAATTTTTAAATTGCAAATATTCATCCTGATGGATACCAAAAGAACTTCCAATTACATCTGCGGCAATTGCTTTTATATGTTCTTCTAAATCAAGCATAGATGCCATTACAGCATTTCTTAAATTTTTGTCCAATATGTAAAGTGAATATATTTGCTCAAATGTAACACCTGAACGATATATTTTTTCTCCATCTTTGTTAATTACATAAGGGTCTCTGTAACTCTTTATAAGATTAAAATATCCATATAAATGTAATTGACGTTTAGCAGAAGCTTCATCTTCTATAATTAAATGTTGCTTTTTTAATTTTTGGATTTGTTGCTCAATTGTTGTATATGTAATTTCTTTAGTATCATTCATATTGTATATACTCCTTATATGCAAAATGGAGTCTTGAAATACAATTCCAAGACTCCATTCACGACCGGACACCAGTCATTCGCTAATTACACTAGCATTATATCATACGCAGAAATCTTGTCAAGTATTCATGAAAAAACATTCAATATAATTTTAATCAAAGCAAAGGAACATATTCTTTTTTATTCTCGTTAAATAACATCTTCGACAATATCCCAGAAGTCAACTTCATTTATAATTGCAAGTTTCTGACCTGCTTTTCGACGATTGATAGCATCTTCTATTTTACGTCCATAGCATGAAAATGCCCAGCAAGGGTTACCGCTATTTCCTACTATCAAATAATTAGTTTTATTTGTAATATTAGAACCAAATGTTCCTCCTAATGTTTGAATTAAAGAAGCTATTTCGCTACGTTTTGCTCGTTCGGACTGTCCAGTAAAACAAAATACAGAGTTTTCAAAATCAATTTCTTGGCAAATAGCACATATACCAGCAACACTATATTGTTCTTTTAAAGCTTCCATTTCTGGTGAATTTAAATTATAAGAAGTTTTCAAATCTATAAAATTACTAAAGAAAGCTTTTAAGATATTTCTCTCATCATCTGTAACTTTTCCATCCTCAAGAATAGTCAATAAAAGACTTTCTATTTCATTGAAAGGATAACAGCCTGATAAAAATTCATTAGATTGAACCCAAGATTTTAATGTAAGAATTTCTTTATCAGATATTTCCCCGTCAGCCATGATGCCATGCACTAATCCAGATAAAAATTGCAAAGAGGATGTTACAAGGTCATAGTAGTCAGAGTCAGAGATGAAATTATTACATAACCATACAATATCATTTTTTTCTTCCTCAGTCACAACACCATCTTCGTAAACGGATTTAATGAGAGGAATAAGTTCATTAAAAGGATGTTTTCCAATAAGATGATAATGGGAAACGCACCAGTGAGATAATTCGTTTACTTCATCATCACTAATTATGTAATCAGTTGTAATACCGGCGACAATTCCTTTTAATGTGTTAATTGCCTTATGTAATTCAGCAGGACCGGTAAATTTTCTGTAATCATCTAATTCTTTTTCTTTACTCATTATTTTTTGCTCCTTTTCTTAGTGAATATTTATAATATTAAGAATGTGCATGATATTCGATAGATTGAATATCATCTTTTTGAAAGTCATCTCCAGCAATGTGTTTTATAGCATGGAGATAGGCTTTCATTTGTTGTTCATAATTAAGCCTAGCATTTATAAAGATGGTGTAACTTCCATCTTCATTAGGAATAACCATTTCTTTTCCGCTGTTTGGGAAATCACGAAATACAACATTAACAGCCTGTGTCGTCAATATCTCCACGTTCCTTTCGTTTCAAAGCTAGTGCCATGTTGTGTAATGCCTGCAAATCTTCTACGGACATTCCTCGCTGGACATCAAATAATGCTCGTAGTTCTTTGTTTTCAAATATTTCTTGTGCCATTTCAGCTGTCTCATCATTAAGATAGTATTTATTGCCTTCTTTTTCTTCGCCTGTCATTAAATATTCCAAAGACACATTGAAATAGTCAGCTATTTTTTGGAGTTTATCTTGTTTTGGAGTGCTGACTCCTTTTTTCCATTGGGTAAGCGTTGCCGTTGAAATTCCAGTTTCTTTACCTACCCTGTATGCAGTTACACCATTTGCTTTTAATAATTTTTCAAATACTTCATACATATAGCACCTCAAATAGTTAAAAAATATTAGCTATTCATATTGACACAACTATAAAACTATGTTAGTATTTAAACATAGCTAATAAAAATTAGTTAAACAATAGAATAAACTAAGAATAAAAAGTTATCTTAAAACAATTAAATCTCTAAAAATATTGTATAAGAAAACTTAGCTAATGTCAATAGACTTTAGAAAGAAGGTGAAAATTTGTACAAAAGGTTCGATAAGCTTTTACGAGAGCGAGGAATTACAGCGTACAAGGTTGCGAAAGATACAGGAATTGCGACAGCAACATTTTCTAATTGGAAAAGAGGAAAATATAATCCCAAAATAGAAAAGCTCAAAATCCTTGCCGATTACTTTGGCGTAAATATTGAGTATTTCTTAGAGTAGAAAGCGGGGTGAAGGAAATGGAACCTAAAGTAGTAAAACACAGTAAATTAGGCCTGAATTGGTTAGGGAAAACTGTAACCCTAGATAGAGAATGCTTAGGAGAAGGAATAGTCGTGGGTTACAGTTCCATAACAGGTGAACCGTTAGCGTATTTCTACTCTGGATGTTTCGGAGATAGAATTTGTGCATTTAGCCATAAATCTGTTATTTCCGTGGCTGAATAGTTTCCGCCTCTTCAGTTTCTTTAATAAGGGAAATCCAATGTACAGTTAGACGGATGAGGCGTTTTAAATCGGATATATCTTTATCATCAAAAAGTTGCTCATAATGAGTTTGGTCATTACCAAGCCAGGCGGCACGTGAAGCTACAATTTTTAACTGAGGATTATCAATATCTTCATTGATACATTTTCCTAAAAATTTGTGTTTGATGTTTGAGATTTGGCTTTGGTCAGTTGTTTTAGAGATTAAATAATCTTTTATTAAAAATTCCAGGGCTTTTCGATAACCAACGCCTGCTATTTGGTCGAGATTGTTTGCTTCGGCAAAAACAGATTGATTATAAATCTTAATAAAACTAGGAGAGATGTTAGATATAATTTCTCCCCAATCATTTTCAAATGGAGTTTGAGGAGAAGACGAAGAAAAGAGATATCCGTTTCCGGTTTCTTCATCGAAGCAATGCTTTGATATAAAACATTCTTGGCATTTGGGACAATAGTTAAGAAGAAAAATTTTATTATCTTCTTCATAGTCACAGTCGATGAGAACACCAGAAATGACATCAGGAGATAATGCTACACCGCAAACGGGACAGGTATTGGCAAGTTCGATCTCCTCATTCGTATTGATATCATTACTGTATGTAGTAATGGAAATTGTTTCTTTCATAGTTGGAACCTCCGATTTTTATTTGAATTATAACATGATAGCGAGAATAAAAGAAGAATGTGTAGAAGAATTTGCCGAAATCTTAAAAAATGTCAAAGACACAGGCAGAGAGTACAAGAATTTTGTTGCCGGAACTATTGCAGTGTGCGCTTGGCTTATAGCATGGAAAAGAAAGCGGGGTGAGGGAATGGATACAGAAGAAAGCCTTGATGTAAAAAAATAGAGTTTTCTGTTATGTTCAACATTCGCGGAGATGGCGCGGAAAGAAGAGTAGAAGAGTTTATTGAAAAAGTAGTAATACCTTTAAAAGAAAAATACCCCTACGCAGAAGTCTGCATAAGGGTAAATGGTTAAATTTCTTTCTTAATTTCAAGGGTGCCAATAATGCCACCAGAAACAACATAATTGCCTGTGGAAGAATACAGACGCAAGGCGCAATCAAGAGGAAAGCGGGGTGAGAAAATGAAAGAGGAAACAATCTGGTATTTATGTGACGGAGTGAAAAAGGACTGTAAAAAGAGATACTGCTATAAAAATACAGAAAAAGATCCATGTAGGCATACGAAAGATATAAACCATGCTGTTAATTTTAAGAAAGTACCATGTGGCAACCATGCAGTTTACGAAGAAATGGATAATCAAGAAGATTGGATTGAGAAACAAAATAAAAAAATAGAACATTGGTTATGGATTATTTTTGTAAGTATAATTACTTCAATTATAACAACGATTTTAGCCACAATGTAATAAGGGTGGTGACGATGGAAACAATGATTGGAGTAAAAACACTTTGGAAAAGAAAACTCTTTATTTGTGCAATCGAAAATTCGTACGGATGAAGCGCAAGCTCTGTAAGGATAACTCCGAAGGAATGCCCATTCATCTTAGCAATTTCAACATAACCAAGTTTATCGAGATAACGAACAGTAGCGAAAACAGACGCCAAAGGAACGGGGTAGTTTTCTTCAATAAATTCGTAGGAAAATACACGATCGTCAAAATCGGGAGCAGAATGCCTTAAAAATTTTAAAAACTGTTTGCTGTTTCTGTTTAACATAAAATCAATCCTTTCATAATTTTTTTGGTAGTTATAGAAAATTATAAGATGAAGAATAAAGAAAAGCAATGCTAAATATTGCTAAACTTCTAAAGCCAAGGTTGTCAGAAGAGAGAGGAGAATAAGAAAGCGGGGTGAAGGAAATGATTGAAATTTTAGCTGGGATATTCGTAATTTTACTTATTATACTGTTGGTCGCACTTACAATCCTTATGGCGCTATTGATTTATGGGCTAATTCCAGATGATTTAAAAGAAGCATATCGGAATTGGAGAAATAAGAAAAAATAGAAAGTGAGGTGAGGAAGAATGTGGAGAAAAAGGAAAAAAGATAAAAATAAGGACAAAGACAAAATAATCAAAGAAACCATTGAGGGAGGAAAAACAAACGGTTTCATTTTTCCTCCGTATGTAGAAGACGTTTATTCCATATCTGAGTGGTGCGCCACTTTCGAAGATGGAGAATGTCGCCCGTATTGCCGAGAATTACAAATCGTTTTAGAACCTTCAGATTGGTGTAAATTTCAAAAGCAACCGTTTTACCAGGAGCTAATTCAATATCTGAACAATGTAAAAATTCAAAAGCATAACATGAACCTTGATGAGGTGCAAAATTTACAGGAAGAAATGGTGTAGTAATTAGCGGATCCTGATTTCGACATCTAAGCACACTTGGAATTATCTTGCAAGGGAATTTCTGGTTTTGATAAATGATAGATAACCCAGAAATGGTAATAGGCTTACCAGAATTATTCTGCATATAGAGATAAAATTGTGCAATAGAGTCATGTTTAGCGTAATCTTTTACCTCTATGGAAAATTTAATACTACGGTTTAGGGTAGTGTTAATCCAAGTGATGGAAGTCATGATAAAAGCTAAGATAGAAATTATATTAAGAATGCTTTGCATGATAAAAACCTTTCGTTATACTCAGCCATGGCAGTGACCTGTAAGTAAAGTATAGGAGATAAGGAAGGAAAAAACAAGAGAAAATATAGGAGAAACGTTTATGACAGCAAAACAAATAGCAAGGTATACAGCTTTGGCAAAGCGTTATTCAGAAATCGTATTGGCTTCAGGAAACAGCTGGAAGCCAGAATATGAAGAAGAGCTGCAGAAACTTAATAGAGAAATTACAAATTTGAGAAAAGAAATGAGTAATTCTTGAAACAAGGACAATCCATAAAACATACCATGAAATAAGGAGGTGGAAAGTATGACCTATCGAAATATAGTAGTCATAAATGGAGAAGAAGTTAATATTGAAACACTTCCAAAAGAAGAAAAGGAACGGCTTGCCAGAGAGTGGAACAGAGCAGCTGCAAGGAAATTAAATTACATAGAAGATAAAACCGCCTGAGGCGGGAAAGGAGGGACAAGCTATGCACAGTGAAAGCTTAACACAAGCAATCTTAGGAACAGCGCTGTTATTTAACACAGTTTTTGAAATTCCCGATGATATGTCCTTAATGGGGCAGATATTTGGAGTAGGAATAGTTACATATATGTTGTTCTGGTCTATCGAAAAGGTAAGAGAATGGGAAATGCTGTTAAGAAAAAAGTCCGCCCGGCGGGAACCGAAAGCGGACTAAGGAATTTAATTAACAGGTTTATTATACAAGAATGTAGAGGAAAAAGCAATGGGAGAATTTGCACAATTAGAAAAAGAACTTCGACCTGTTTTTGCAGAAATAGAAAGAATTAAGGAAAAACACCGGATAACCTCTCTTACCTTAGAAAGTTTTAACCTAATCGACCAGTTCCATGGGAGCCATGGAGGAAAGGGAAATTTTATGGGGAAAAGAGAGTACAAGCATACAAGAAGCGTGGAGCAAAACTTTGTTAAGGTGAAATGATGGACCATGAAAAGAGAAAACCCGGAGTGTAATACTCCGGGTAAGTCATATATGGAACTTTTAAGTCTGAAAAGAGTATAGCATATATGACCGCAGAAAGCAAGAAAGAGAGAACACTTTTCTCTCTTTTACAACTTGATAAAGATATTAAAGTTAGGACATAGAGGCTATGGCAGTAAAGAGAAAAACAATAAAACTGAGAAATGGGGATATCCTTGATATTACTGAAAACCATGATGGAAACCATGGCGCTCCGGGAAAGGCAAGACAGAAAAAGAAAAAGCCTACCAAAGAGGAGATACAAAAGAATAACGCCATGAATAAAGCAAGGCGAACCAGATTAAGGCTCTTGCAGTATTTCTGTCCCGGAGACTGTTTTGCTACATGGACGTATGAAAAGAATAAAAGACCTTCTGAAATGGATGAAGCCCTATCAGATTTCCAAAAAGCAATCCGGAAAGTAAGAAGGGAATACCAGAAAAGAGGGTATGAACTTTTTTGGATAAGAAATATTGAAAGAGGAACAAAAGGAGCATGGCATATTCATCTTGTAGTAAATGAGATTGGAGATACAGCAAGTATATTAAAGGCTGCATGGGAAAAAGGTGGGGTTTATACTACGGAAATCAGTCTTTCTGAAAAACTTTATGATGCGGATTTTACAAAGCTGGCGAACTACATTACCAAGGATGAAAACACAGAGGAATTAAAAGAAGACGGCACTCCGGCAAAACCCAGAATAAAAGAAGCAAATTACAATATTTCCAGAAATATGCCGCTTCCAGAGCCAAAGGTAGACAAGCTGAAACGCTGGAGAGAAGAAATTAAACCGAAAAAAGGATACTACGTTGCAAACATGGTAGAAGGCATCAATCCGGTAACCGGATATAAATACCGTAGATACACTTTAATTCGATTTAAAAAGCAGGAGAAAGGAAGGCGAAAACATGAAAGAGGTAAACCTGTACATAGAGACCAGTAGCACAGCCTTCCAAAAGAAAGAGAGAAACTGTGGCTATGTACTGGAATACATAAAGGGCAAGACTCCCATAACAAGAGAAGGTTTCCGAACCAGAAAAGGTACGTATAATCAGGAAATTTTAAGAACCTTGACAGAAGCATTAACAAGAGTGCGTGAACCATGCGAAATTTTCATTTATTCCGGAAATCAGTTTGTCCTTTATGCAATCAGGGACAAGATGGAGATATGGGCGAGGGATGATTTTAAAGCGCTTAAAAATCAGGAAGAATGGAAATCTCTGTGGAAAGTAATACAAGAGCATGAAATAAGCGTGGAAGTAGGCAAGCACACTTATTCTGATTGGATTTTAAGAGAAATGGAGGAACGGCGTGAAAAAAACAGGTAAGAAACAAAAGAGCATCTTGCAGGACCAGAGCGAAAAACAGTGCTATCTGTGTATGGTTTTGCATGAAGACTATGGATATAAGCAGGTGGAGGACCATCACATTTATTTTGGCAATTCCAACCGAAAAAACAGCGAATTCTATGGATTTAAAGCCAATCTTTGCTTAATGCACCACCGCATTGGCAAGGAGGCAGTACATAATAACCGGGAAACAGACCTGATATTAAAAAGAGCGTGTCAGGAAGAATTTGAAAAGAACCATACAAGGCAAGAATTTGTCAAAATTATCGGAAAATCTTATTTGGGTGGGGATTTTGAACATACGATGTTTTCAGCACGGAAACAGAATTTTTAAGAGAAAATTCAAAAAAGACTCAAAAAAAATGGGATATAATCCCCACTTTTTAAGAAAAACAGGAAAAGGAAAGCCTTCAAATGATGATAAATACATTACGGAAGGCGGTGGAGGGAAAATGAATAAAGTAATTTTAATGGGGAGATTAACTAGAGACCCAAATGTACGTTATACAGCCGGAGATAATCCAATGGCAATCGCCAGATATACATTGGCAGTAGATAGACGTTTTAAAAGAGAAAATGAAGCAACAGCAGACTTCATTAGTTGTGTTGCTTTCGGCAGAGCAGCAGAATTTGCCGAAAAATACTTCCGTCAGGGTATCCGCATTATAGTAAGCGGCAGAATTCAGACAGGAAGTTACACAAACAGAGACGGAAACAAAGTCTATACAACAGATGTTGTGGTAGAAGAGCAGGAATTTGCTGAGAGCAAGAACAGTGCAGCAGGGAATAGCAATGCACAAAGCAACATGGCAGCAGGGCAGCAGTCTGAGGACCAAGAAGTATCGATAGATGCAGACGGCTTCATGAATATCCCGGATGGAATTGATGAAGAGCTGCCATTTAGTTAAGGAGGGTGATTATGGCATATAGAATACCTGTAACAAAAAAAGAAGTAACAAAAGCAAAGGGCATGTATACAGCAGGATACAGCGTACAAGATATTGCCTTTGAGCTTAACCGTACCGGAAATACAGTACGGCGTATGATACATGGGTTCTATGATAACTTAGAACCTAAGAAACCAAAAGAGAAAGACAAAGAAAAACCACTGTGGCAAGTATGCTTTGAGACAGAGTGGGAGAATACAGTAAACAGGATTAGAAAAGCAATGGGAAAAGAACCGATTTAAGGAGGACACATGAAGAAATCTAATTTAATCCCCAAACAGAAATACATCCGTAGACGTATAGTAGAGGGAAAGAAAACAGAAAGTATTATGGAGTGTATACAGATTACACCAGCAGGAGGTATTTTCTTCTGCGGTGGAAATTTGGAGAAGCTTACAAATAAGGAGATAGAGGAGGAACTGACAGAAAGAAATGAAAGCAATAATAAAATACCCAGGGAGTAAATGGTCTATTGCGGACTGGATTATAAATTTCTTTCCAGAACATCATACATATCTGGAGCCCTTCTTTGGTTCCGGGGCTGTGCTATTTAATAAAACCAGAAGCCATATAGAGACAGTAAATGATTTGGACGGAAACGTAACGAACCTTTTTGAATGGATAAAAAAAGACCCGGAACGTTTGGCAAAGGAGGTATATTACACACCATACGCAAGGCAGGTTTATCAGGAAAGCTTTAGACGTGTACCGGAAAACAGCCTTTATAAAGCAGTACATTTTTTAATAAAACTAAACATGGGGCATGGTTTTCGGACAAATGGCCAGCAAGTAGGTTGGAAAAGTGACGTACAAGGAAGAGAAAAAGCTTACGCTGCAGCAGACTGGACGACTTTACCAGAAAGAATTTTAGAAGCAGCAGAACGGCTTCGAGGAGTGCAAATAGAGCAACGGCCAGCGATAGACGTTATAGCCCGTTACAATTTTCCAAATGTTCTTATCTATGCAGACCCTCCGTATATGCTGGAAACAAGGCACGGAAAGCAATACAAAGAAGAAATGCTGGATAAAGACCATGAAGCTCTTCTGACTCTTTTGAAGTTACATAAAGGACCTGTACTTATAAGCGGATACGAAAGCGAGCTGTATAATGAGATATTAAAAGACTGGTACCGGGAAGAAACATTCTGCTATTCACAGGCATGTAGTAAAAAGAGAGAAGTGTTGTGGATGAACTTTAAACCGGAACAGCAGATGAGTATATTTGACTATTAAGGCGAAAGATAGAAAGGATTAAACATGAGTAGAGAAATACTTTTTAAAGCAAAGAGAAAATATAATGGAGAATGGGTTGAAGGGTATTATGTCTATTGCCGAAAACGACATTATATTCTTCCTCTGAAAAACGAAACAATTGGTTTCAATGGAATAGAAGATGAATGGGTAGAAGTCAATTCTGACACCATCTGCCAGTACACAGGAGGAAGAGACAAATACCATAATAAAATTTGGGAAAATGATATTTGTGAAGTAAATACACAGAACATAGACGAAGAAGACGGATACTTTGTTGTACAATGGGATGCTGAAAGTTTAAGGTTCGTGCTTACTGGGAATGACTTAGTATTAGATTTTGACAATTTTGGAACAGGAGAAGTGGAAGTAATTGGAAACATTTTCGATAATCCAGAGTTGTTGGAGGTGGAGTGATGATTAGATGCAAGAGCAAGTACGGATTGTGCAGCAAATGCATAATTGACATGGATGGACTAGAAACGAGAGGTGGAACAATTGGTTGCGATACCGCAGAAGATTTGGGCTTCAACAGAGTAGAGATACTTAGAAAATGCGAGTATGCCGAACCAGCTGATATCCATGACGCAGCGTTGAAAGAATTATGGAGTTAAGGGAGCAATTTGATGAACGTACTAGAGAAGATTTTGGAAGAGATTGAAAAAATGATCCGTTCCTATATGGGCACTGGCAAGGACACAAATGTCCCTAGCAACTGGATATCGGTAGAAAAGGGGTTGCCAGAGATAAATAAAAAGGTTTTGGTAACAGTTAAACATTCAAGTTGGATTTCTGACTTTAATTCGGAATGGGTTCCAGAAGATGAGAAAATATATCATCCAGAAACACAGGGAACATACCTTGCTTACATAAACGAGAATAATGAGTGGATTTTTATGGATGAAGAAGGCAATGAGAATATATGTGATAAAGAATTTGGAATTGATATGGAAAGAGTTTACGATGTTGTAACACATTGGCAACCACTTCCAGAGCCATATAAAGGAGAGGAGGCAGCAGGTTAATGAATAAAGAAGGATACAGTGACCCAACAGCAGAAAAAGCCATACATAATGCAGATAAGATGCCAAGGTACATAAAAGCCATATTCAAAGAACTTAATCTGGCAGCAGGAAAATCAGGGGTGGAAGTGCTTGTAATCAGGGACAAGGAGACAGGAAGAAAATACAGGAGGTGAGTCCATTGAAGAAAAGATTACGTGACATGACATGGGAAGACTACGGAATATCAAAGAACCGGTATGCGGAACTGAAAGCCTTTTGCCTACAATATGAAGAAAAGAAAAGCAAAATTAAGTACGGGATTTCGGCTGCGCAATATGACGGACAGCCAAAGGCACACAATACAGGTAGCCAGACGGAAAGGCAGGCAATAGATAATATGCACTATGCTAAAGATTGCGCCATGATAGAAGAAGCGGCTATAAGGGCAAATTCTGAGATATGGAGATACATAGTAAAGTCTGTAACTCTGGGACTATCGTATGAATTTATAGAGTACGATAACGAGCAGGGGAAGATACCAATGTGCAGGTGCGATTTCTACGGAACAAGAAGAAAATTCTTTTCAATTTTAAATGAAATGAAATTGGAGCACAAATTGACCGACTATCCGTGATATTATGTTATTGGCGAAAATCAAGAAAGCCAAAGAACAATCTTCCTCCGTATTGGAAAATACGAAACGGCAGCAGAACGGCAAGTCCTTGCTGCCAACCGGAGATTAGCTCAGTTGGTAGAGCACCTGTCTTATACACAGCAAGTCGCTGGTTCAAACCCAGCATCTCCGATTTGGCTAGAAAGAATTATAAACCGAGCTGATTGTGGCAGTATATCAGCAAAGAGAAAGCATCTGGAAACAGGTGCTTTTTTTCATTTGCAAAAAATAAATTAAAAAGTATATTAAAATGCTTGACATACGTACACGTATATGATATTATATATACATAAGGAGGTGAGAATAAGATGAGTAAAAAGAAACATAAGAAAAAGAACCTGATGAAACTTATCATTGAACTGTTGATTGCTTTAGGAACATTCTTAACAGGACTTGCAAGTTTCATACAGGCTCTCAAGTAAGGGAGAGGGGCGAAAGCCCCAATCCTTTAATAAAAGTATAACTCATCTTAGAAAAAATGAAAAGCATAAAATTTGAAATTTTATTTCTTGTAGCATCGTGGATTATTTTTATTGCAATGAATGGAAATTTATATTCATCTGTACTGCTGTTATGTGCTGGCGCTTATATGACAATACAAGTAGTGTCAAGAATAAAGTACAGAGAGGAAAGGGATAAAGATGCAAGAAAATAAATTAAGACCACAAGACAAGTGGGATGCAAAGGCAGGAGTAATTTCAAAAACGTATAAGGTAAACAAAAGCGTTGCAGAGGAATTTCAGATTGCATGTAAGAAGTCTGGCGTTGCTATGGGGACACAGCTTACAAGTATGATGAAAGAATTTATTGAAAAAGTAAATAAGGAAGAACAGGAGGCATCTGAGTAATCAGGTGCCTTTTACTATAAAAGGAGTGAATAGATGCCAATATACAAACGCTGCTCCAGATGTGGTAAGCGATTGGAGATAGGGAAGATATGTGCCTGCCATAGGAAAAGACATAAAGAATATGATAAGCATTATAGAGATAAAAGAAGTACACAGTATTATCACAGTAAAGAATGGGAAAGAATAAGAGAAGAAGCACTGCAAGCAGATGATGGTATAGATGTTTATATGTACATGACTAAAGGAGAAATTCTTGTGGCAGATACAGTTCATCATATTCTTCCATTAAAAGATAACTGGGATAAGAGAAACGATATAGAGAACCTTATGAGTTTACATCATGATACGCACAGCCTGATAGAGCAGATGTATAAGAAGGATAAAGAGAAAATTCAGGTAGAATTAAAGGAAATGTTATTGGAGTACAGGAAAAGACAGGGGTAGGGGCGGTCAGAAAAGTTTTTTGTCATTTTCGGTTGACCGCACGTCTAGCTTTCCTTACAGAAAACTCCGAATAAAAAAGAAAAGTTGGTAAAACAGAAGGGAGGAGAAAATGGGAAAGCTCAAGAAACCAATAGATATGCAGAAAGCACATTTGACATTGGTGGAAAAACAGAATAGAAGACAGGAAGAAGAAAGCGTTGTAACGGGCAATAATCAATTAAAAACTCCTCCAAAATGGCTGATAAATGATACGGCAAAGAAAGAATGGCGCAGAATTGTAAAGGAACTTAATAAAATAGATATTGTTGGAAATTTGGACTATGCAAACTTAGGAGGCTATTGCAACGCATACGCAAACTACATAAAAGCCACAGAAATTTTGAAGGACCAGACCTACTATATTGACCGTGAAACAAGAACAGGGGTAATTGTTGTGAAAAATCCTATGGTGGATATCCAAACGAATTATGCAGCCGAAATGAGAAAATTTGCCGCTTTGTGTGGACTTACGATTGACTCTAGGTTGAAAGCAGCTGTAACGAAAACAGAAAAAACGGAAGATATGATACAACAGAAATTTGGAAACATTTAAAGAAATGAGGGAAATAAATGAAATATGACGACTCTTGAAGAGCTAGTACTTTACGCAGAAAGATGTATGAATGACGTACATATATCAGAAGATGAAGATTATATAAGCGGGAAAAAGCATAAACAGGCATGTAGAAGATTTCTGGAAGATATGAAAAAAAGTAAAGCCGGAAATGTACAGAGAGAAAATTTTCCGTATATTTGGAGTGAGGAAGAAGCAGAGAAAATTGTAGATTGGTTCGCTTTACTTAGACATAGTAAAGGGGATTTGGCAGGGAGGCCCATTGTATTAAATCCTTGGCAGAAATTTGTACTGTGTCAGATATACGGATGGAGACATAAAGAAACAGGAAGAAAAAGATTTAAAAGAAGTTTTATCGAGGTTGGAAGGAAAAATGCAAAATCTCAGATGGAAGCAGGGGTTGCATTGTATGAAATTTCTACGCAGGCAACAAAAAATCAGGAAACCTATGAATATTATACAGCCGGTGTAAAGCGTGAACAGTCTAAAATTATTCCAAATGAAGCCCGGCTAATGCTGAGAGGTTCACCGCTTAGAAGTAAATTTAAAATTACAAAAGATTTGATAGAGCACGTTAAAACAGAAAGTTTTATTAAAGCACTATGTAAAGAAGATGGAAAAAACGGTGATGGAACAAACCCTGCCGGCTTAATTATCGATGAGTACCATGAACATAAGACAACAGAATTTTATGATTTAGGTCTTGGCTCCAATACCAAGGAGCCATTACTTATGATTATAACTACTGCCGGAATGGATTTAACCTATCCATGTTATGTACAGGAATATAACTATTGCTCTAAGGTACTGGATCCGAATGTAGATACAGAAAATGAGGAATATTTCATTGATATTTTGGAAGTAGACACAGAAGATTATGAAGACATAGGAAATATAGAGAATGAACGTCTTTGGTGGAAAGCAAACCCTATTCGAATGAGCTATGAAAACGGAAGGGATAAAATCAGGGGAGCCTATGCAATCGCAAAAGAAATCCCGGAGAAAATGACGGCTTTCCTTACAAAAATGTTGAATATCTGGGTACAGGCAAAAGAAAACGGCTATATGGATATGGCAAAATGGAAAGCTTGTCAGGTGGATGAAATACCGATAGATACCAGGGGTATGAGCGCTTATGTGGGCTTTGATATGTCTGCCAAGATTGACTTAACTTCAGTATCTTTTGTCATACCTTATCAATCAGAGGAAAAGGACTCAACCGGAAAGACCATTGTAAAATACGTCGTGTTTTCTCATTCTTTTATACCGAATAGGGAAAAACTGGCAGAACGAAAGGCAAAAGATAAGGTGGATTATGATGCGTGGGAGAGAATGGGATTTTTAACAGTTACCAATACACCGATTGTAGACCAGAATGCAGTCATGCAATATGCCTTAGAAACCTGTAAACAAAACGAATGGACGATAGAGACTTTATGCTTTGACCCGGCAAATGCAAGTAAACTTATAATGGATTTGTCAGATGAAGGATTTGATGTAGAAGAAGTATACCAAAGTTATAAATCTCTGAATGAAGCAACACAAGGTTTTCGAGAAGAAGTTTATAGCAAAAATGTAGTATATACGTATAATCCGCTTTTGAATTATGCTATGAGCAATGCTGTCATACGACAGAACCAAGGGTTGATAAAGATAGACAAGGATGCCACGACCAAAAGAATTGACCCAGTGGATGCAACATTGTGCGCATATAAATTGGCACTGTATCATGAATTTACGAAACCTTATGAACAATACATAGATGATTTCTTAGAAAGTGAATGGTAAGCATGGGAATTTTAGAAAGATTAAAAAATGCAGCAGAGCGACCAAGGCGGCCAACGTTGTCTTTGGAAGACAGGGAGCTGCTAGAGTGGTTAGGTATTACACTGAACAATAAAAAGGCAGTGGCGGAAGTAACTTATTACACTTGTCTGAAAATGCTGTCTGAGACAATGGGAAAACTGCCATTGAAATATTATCAACAGACAGAAAAAGGGAAAGTGAGGGCGGAGCCGACAGAAGCAGGGTTGCTAATGACATTAAGACCTAATCCGTTTATGACTCCTACAACTATGTGGACAACCGTAGAAATGAACTGCCAGCATTACGGAAATGGTTATATTTGGATGAGGACGGAATTTACTCCTTCAAGGTATGGAGGAAAATTCCGTTTTTTGGATATGTGGCCTATGCAATCAAATTGCGTATACCCTCTCATGGATGATATTGGACTGTTTGGCGGGAAAGGAGAACTGTATTATCAATACAATGACCCCAAAAGCGGAGAACAGTATATGTTCCGAAATAATGAGGTCATGCACTTTAAGACATGGTACAGTTTTGACGGATTTATGGGAATGCCGGTAAAAGATATCCTGAAAACTACGGTGGGAGGAGCAGGAGAAAGTCAGGAATACATGAATAACCTGTATAAGCAGGGATTGACAGCAAGTATGGCTATGCAGTATTTGGGAGATTTTGAAGAAGATAAGATAAAAAAGCTGCAAAAGAAATTTGCAGATAAGCTTATGGGCTCTCAAAATGCCGGAAAGGTAGTTCCTGTTCCGATTGGATTGCAGTTGACTCCATTAAATATGACCATGGCAGACGCACAATTTTTCGAACTTCGAAAATACAGCGCTTTGCAGATTGCCGGAGCTTTTGGAATTAAACCAAATCAAATAAATAATTATGAAAAATCCAGCTATGCAAACAGTGAAATGCAGCAGCTGGCTTTTTTGGTTGATACGATGTTGTATCGGATTAAAAGTTATGAGGAAGAAATAAACGGCAAGGTGTTGCTGCCGCAGGAAATCAAAGACCAGTGTTTTTATAAGTTTAATGAAAAAGCAATTCTTAGAACTGACAGCAAAACGCAGATGCAGATATTAAAAGATGCGGTAAATAATGGTATTTATAAGCCAAATGAAGCAAGAGAGTATTTGGACCTTACAGATGAAGAGGGTGCAGATAAATTGATTGTAAATGGGAATTATATACCTATTACAGAGGTAGGAAAGCAGTATCAGACAGGAGGTGAAGAAAATGGCGGTAATTAACATTCGTGGAGACATTGTAGGAAATGATGATAAATGGATTTACGACTGGTTTGATATGGACGCCACATGCCCTAGAGACGTTACAGACGCTATCAATAATGCAGCAGATGAGGAAGAAATAGAAGTGTTCATTAATTCCGGAGGCGGCTCTGTAATGGCAGGGCAGGAAATGTACAGCGTATTAAAGCAAAAGAAAAACGTAACGATTATCATACAGAGTATGGCAGGAAGCGCAGCAGGCGTGGTAGCTATGGCAGGAAAGAGTAAAATAAGTCCGGTGGCTATGATTATGATACATAATGTTTCTGTATGTGGCGCATCTGGAGATTACCACGACATGCAGAAACATGCGGAAATTTTAAAACAGATGAATACAGCTATGGCAGCAGCTTATACAGAAAAATCAGGAAAAAGTTTAGATGAAATCTTAAAAATGATGGATCGTGAAACATGGCTGACTGCAAACCAATGTCTGGAATATGGCTTTGTAGATGAAATTATGTCGGATAACCAGAACCAGCAATATGTAAACAGTTACAGTGGAATGTGGCTTACAGAAGAAATCAGGGCGAAAGCAGTCAAAGAGAAACGGGAATTAGAAAATAAAAAGAATGCCTTACTTGAGGATTTGGACTTTTATGGAGTCTGAATTCTTTTTAGGCCAAAAGGAGAAAAGCGATGAATAAAAAATTATTAGAATTATTAGACAAAATCAATGCGAAAAAGGTAGAAGTAAAGAATTTTGCGGAAAGCGGAGAACTGGATAAAGCGCAGGCTGCGAAAGATGAATTAGTCAAATTACAGCAGCAGTTTGATATCTTAAAAGACTTGGAAGACACAGAACCGTTGGAGCCACAGAACAGAGTACCGCTAACTCCAAAAGACAGCACGAAAGAATTTGCAGATGCTGCCAGAAGCGGATTTAGAAATTCTATGAATGAAGGAACTCCTGCTGAAGGCGGTTATACAGTTCCGGAAGATATTCAGACACGAATTAACGAAAGAAGAACTGCAAAAGCATCTTTAATTACTCTGGTAGATGTAGAAAATGTAACTACAAATAAAGGTTCCAGAACCTTTAAAAAGCGGGCTCAGCAGACAGGATTTACAAAAGTAGGAGAAGGAGGGAAAATTCCGGGAGAAAAAACACCACAGTTTGAACGTATGGATTATGAAATTTCCAAATATGCCGGATATTTCCCTGTGACAAATGAATTACTGGAAGACTCTGATGCAAATATCTCCGGAACCCTCATTAACTGGATTGGAGATGAGTCCAGAATTACCAGAAACAAGATTATTTTGGAAAAAATCAAGGAAAAAGAGAAAACTACGCTGAATAGTCTGGACGATATCAAGAAAGCGCTGAATGTAACTCTGGGACAAGCATTTAAAACAACCTCTAAGATTATTACCAATGATGACGGATTGCAGTATTTTGATACGTTAAAGGATAATGATGGAAAATACCTCTTACAGCCAAATCCGGCAGAGCCAATGAAAACGGTTCTTTGTGCAGGCGCTACCAGAATTGAAGTGTTTGTAGTGCCAAATGAGGATATGCCATCGGATACACAGGAAGAAGGAAAAAGAAAAATTCCGGTTATTATTGGCGATTTAAAAGAGGCGATTAAATTCTTCGACAGAAAGCATATCACAATTACAACATCTAATGTAGCTATGGCGGGAGAATTAAATGCTTTTGAAGAAGATTTAACCTTATATCGTGCTATTGAAAGAGAAGACTGTCAGATGAAGGACGAGAAAGCTTTTGTGTATGGAGAAATTACATTAGAGGAAGCAAAGGCAGGCAGAGCTAAAGCGTAGGAGAGAAAAGGTGAAATAAAGTGCTGGAACGGATTAAACAACGCTGTGGCATTGCTTATGGTGTAGCAGCTTACGATATAGAAATTGAAGATTATATCAGTGAATGTATTCAGGATTTAATATCTTCTGGAGTTCCGGAGAATATTGCAAAGTCTGATAATCCGGCTGTAATTACAGCTATTACTTTGTATGTGAAAGCGTTAATAGGAGATGACAGAACAGATACACAAAAATATTTAGAACTATATCGACAAAAAGTGTTCCGTCTTACACTGGAAGGAGAGTGAAAAGATGTGGAACAGAAGTATTGCACTCCCCAGAAGAAAAGAACAAGAGCAGGATAAAGAAGGGTTTTTTAAGGAAGAAATCTATGATTGGGAAAGAGGAATTCCGGCCAGTTTTACAGATATTACAAGAAATGATGAAATTTTAGCAGCACATAAAGGCTATCAGGCAGACCAGAATATAGAAATTATGGCTTGTAATTATCAAGGACAGAGTTTTTTGAGAGATGAAAGCAACAACCAGATGTATGAGATTAAAAGAACCTTTCGAAAAGACAAATCCTCAAAGGTAGTATTGACCTGTGAAAGGAGAGAATATGGCAAAATTTGAAGTGGAGGGAATTGATAATCTCATGAAAGAATTAAATGAAATAGAGGTTAGAAGAATAGCTCCGCTGATGCTCGAGGAAGCAATCCCAATTTTAGAAAAATCTGTGGTTAAGGAAGCATCGAAACACAGCGATACAGGAGAAATGGTAAGAAGCATTAAAAAAACAGGGGCAGTCAGAACAAAAAAAGGGTACTATGCCTGTGTCAGACCTACCGGAAAAGACTATAAAGGGGTAAGAAACATGGAAAAAATGGCTTACTTGGAATATGGTGCAGGAGCTAAGCAGCCTGCAACTCCTGCACTGACTCCCGCTGTAAAAAATGCAGAAATACCGGTATTAAAGAAGATGCAGGAAGTGTTTGAAAGAGAAGTGAAAGCATGACAGCGTTTGAAGCTATTGTACAGGCGATAGAAGCATTTGAATATCCTTATGCACCTGATATTTATACAGGAAATGCGAAAAGATATTTTACTTACAATTATGCAGACCAGAGAGCAACAGAGTTTGCCGATGATGAACCGCTGAATTTAATTGCCAGTGTACAAGTACATTTGTTTCTTCCGGCGAATGAAAATTTTATCCGAATTCAAAGAGAGATCCAGCAAGCTCTCTTTGAAAAAGGATTTACTTATCCGGAAATTACAGTAAGAAAAGAAGAGAAAACAAGACATATTATTTTTGAATGTGAAATAGAAGAAAGCGAGGAATAGATATGGCATACATTGGATTAAGAAAACCAATCATTGGATTGAGAAAAAGCAAAGGCTCTTATGAGACACCGTATGCTTTTGGAAAAGCAATCGGTATCACTGTTACACCGAATTATGCAGAAGGCTCTTTATACGCAGATGATATTCAGTCAGAGTATGACAAAGAGTTTGTTTCTGCCGAGACTACTTTAAATACAGATACAATCCCTAGTGAAGCGAGAGAGTCAGTCTTTGGGCATAAGATGAACGAAACGGAAGTCGAGTTTGCAGCAGATGATGAAAGCAATTTTGTTGGAGTCGGCTGGATTAGTGTGGAAAAAAACGATGGAAAGAAAAGCTACACAGGAAACTTTCTTCCAAAAGTCAAATATGCGGAACCTTCTGAAGAATACACAACTAAGGGAGAAAATATTGAATATAAAACGCCATCGATTACAGGAAGGGCATTGGCAGAAGACGATGGAAAGTGGAAGTATGTAAAGAGCTTCCCAACAGAAAAAGAAGCACTTGATTATGTGTATGGAAAGTTTGGTGCAGCTTTAGAAACCCATTCTGCAAGTGATAAACAAAAAACTACATCAGAAAAATAATACAGGAGGATAAGATGTTTGAAGGATTACATTATATTGAATTAGCTGGTAAGAAATATCCTGTAAAGTGTGATTTATTGGTATTAGAAAAACTTCAGGAGGAATTTGGCTCTATTTCAGAATTTGAAGAAGGACTTATTACATGGGAGCCTGAGTTAGACGAAAAGGGAGAACCGGTTCTGGATGAAGAAGGAGAACCTAAGTATAAGGGGAAAATTCCTGTGATGAAGGCTGTAAATGCCGCATTAGAATACATGGTAAACGAAGGCGAAGCGATTGCAGCAGAACAGGAAGGAAGAGAACCGGTATTCGTAAAGAGAGAAGAAATTGTAAGAAAAGTTGATTTGTCGCCGCAGCAGTTAGCAAACCGGCTTCATGATGAATTCTATCGGTGTTTTCGAATAAAAAACGGGAAGACCACGCAGAATACGAAGGAAAAGGAAATGACGAAATAGATTTTGCGTGGATTGTTTTTATCGGAATGAAAATAGGATATACAGAAAAGGAAATTTCCCGTATGTATTATGGTAAGTGGTACGAGATGTTCCAGCACTTTAAGTGGTATCATAATTTTACAGTGAAAAAATATTTATTCAAAGAACCGGAAAAAGAGGTTTCTTTGATGGACTTATAGCCTAAGATGCAGTATAATAAAGAAAAAAGTCAGGAGGATAAAATATGGATACGAAAAGAAAAGCATTTCTGCAAATGATTTTAGGAATTCTATTATTAGCGGCTATATTTTGGATTCCTGAAATGGCGGTTGTTATAGGGATTGCATGGCTGATATGGTGCATATACAAAAAAGTGCGGCATATACCGATTATAAAGTATAAAAAATAACGGATACCACCGGTTGAGAATAACTGGTGGTATTTTTATGCAAATTTCACGGAGATAGAAGACATGGCGAAATGCTGTGTCTTATTTTAATGCAAAATTCAGCAGAAAGGATTGAAAATATGTTAGTAGAAGTGAAGAGAATTAGTAAAGTAGAGATGTCAGTTGTAAGTAGTTTAGATATAGCAGAAACTTTTGGAAAAGAACATAAGCATGTTTTAAGAGATATTAGAGAATTACATTGCAGTGAAGAGTTTCGACAGTCCAATTTTGAGCAGTCGAAATATATGAATGAACAGAACCATCAGCAACCTATGTATTACATGACAAGAGATGGCTTTACAATACTTGTCATGGGCTACACTGGTGAAAAGGCTATGAAATTTAAAGAAGCCTATATCAAGCAGTTTAATGTCATGGAAAAAACTTTGCAAGGTAAGCTCGTTGAGAGAGAAAAAGGAATAGCAGTTCGACAGTCTCTCACAAAGGCGTTGCAACAGTCAGCAGAAAATGAGCGTATGCACGGGCATGCCTACTCTACTTATACAAATTGTATTTATAAAGTTTTGTTTGGAAAAAATGCAAAACAGCTTCGAAAAGAGTTCGGAATTTCTGAAAGAGAGAATATTCGTGATTTTTTGCCAGAAGAACAGCTTAAAGCAATGCAGTCTATGGAGTGTTTGGTAAGCGGCTTGGTAGATTGTGGATGGGGATATGACCAGATTAAAGAATTTATACAGAAAAATAATGCCATGATGCAAATAGCGGCGTAATAAAGAATTATTCTCAAATATAATTACAGCACAAAATTACGATATATTTTATATAATGATTTGCACAACACAATACTACTAAACGTATAGAATTAAAAAAGATATAGTGTTATAATCTAAACATCATATTTGAATTGGAGGAATATAAGTATGAAAAGATTATTGCTGTGTGCATGTGTGCTTTTGCTAGGTGTAGGGGCGGGATGTTCTTCAAAGACACAATTAGAAAATATTGATAAGGGAGTCAATAAAAATATAAAAGAACTTCCATGTGATAGTATTCAGTACAATGGAGAAGCGTTAAAGCTTGAAAGTATAGACGTATATACAGAAAAAAACTCTTCTGGATTTGGTTACTATCCGTATGTGATTGTAACCCTGGATAAGACGGGGTTGAGTGAAGAAAGTTTTTATTGGATGAATGAAGAAAATGATATTAATGTAACGTGTTATTATACATCTGAAGAAAACGAAGTTGATTTTTTGAGAATGCCGTTATTAAAAGCATACTATAATGATACTCAGTTAGTCTATATGTTTGACGATTATAACAATAAATATAAGCATGACTTTTCTGATATTGAATTAAAAGTAAGTATTGATTTAACTCAGGAGGAAAAATATAAATATAAGACTGATGAAGGTGATGTAATAGAGAAAAATAAAGTGAACAAGTACACTTGTTATGTGAATTCAGATTTATCCGAAGTAGGAAGTAAAGTGAAAGATATTTCGGAATTAAGTGAAGAACAAGAAAAGATGCGCCAACAAGGAATGCAAGAAGTGATGAAAAGATATGATACGATGTTTGGAAAATGATTAAAAAGAGTGGAGAAATCCGCTCTATTTAAAATTACCTCTTGACTTTTTGGGTACACTATAATATATTAAATGTGTACTCGAAAAGTGAGGTGAAAAGAATGAGTCCACGAACAGGCAGACCTAAAAGTACAAATCCTAAATCCGAACAGATTAAAATACGTGCAACAAAGCAAGATAAGGCATTGCTGGAAGAATGCTGTGAAATAACAGGAAAAACGCAGTATGAAATTGTTATGGATGGGATAAAAAAAGTTTATGCCGAAAATAAAAAATAGAACGTTGCCCGACTACCAATCAACACAACGTTCTACTTGCGAGGAACTTCCTCTGAAAATATTATAGCATTTAGAGAAGTTCCTTACAACCAGAAAATGAAAGTGAGGAAAATAAAAATGCAAAATTTGTCTGTGACAGAATATGAAGGAATAAGGGTATTAACGTCTAAACAACTTGCGGAAGCATACGGAACAACACCAGATGTTATAGGGTATAATTATCGTTACAATAGAGAACGATACAAAGAGGGTAAACACTACATAATGCTTGAAAAGCAAGCGTTGAGAGAGTATAAAATAACAAACGTTGAAATTCAACGGTCGTTACCAAAGATAAGTAAATTATACCTTTGGACAGAAAAAGGTGCTCTTCTTCATGCAAAATCTTTGAATACAGATAAAGCATGGGAAGTATATGATTATCTGGTAGATTTCTATTTCAGAGTGAAAGAGCAACCAGTAGTAAAAGAAACTAAGTTAGAACCGGTTAAAAAACCATCTGGCAGGGAAGTAGTAGATATTCCGGAAAATATAAAAATCCAGAAAGCAATTAAGGAAGCTGAAGATTATATTACAGCTTTATCAGTGGCATTAAAAGAATACAATGCGTATAGAAGCAAGAAAAGCTATGAAGATTATTATATGATGTTAAATAATCTTTCTGTGACTACAACTAGGAAACTGCTGGACTTATTGGAGTTAAAGCCTAATATGGTGGTAAAAGTAGGATATTAAATTAAATACAATAATCAGAGCATCTATCAAATTGGTAGGTGCTCTTTTTGTACAAAATTTTAATAGAAAGAAGGTGAAACAGTGGCAGCAAAAAAGATAGGTGCAATTATAACCCTTGATGGTGAAAAAGAGTTTAAACAAAATGTAACCAACTGTAATAAATCATTATCTTCTTTAAAATCAGAGTTAAATTTAGTGAAAGCACAGTATGACGGACAGGAGAATTCGCTGGAAGCGTTAACGAAAAAACATGAAGTTTACTCAAAAATTTTAGAAGAACAGAAAAATAAGCAAGCACAGGTAACAAAAGGTTTAGAACATGCAAAACAGGGATATGAAAAAGTTACAGCAGGGATTACAAGATTAAACAAAGAGCAGCAGAACCACGAGGAACACCTTCAGGAATTAAAAACAGAGTATGAAGATGCTTTGAAACGTTTGAAAGACATGGAGAAAGCGGGGAATGCTTCTGAAAAATCCATAAAAAAACAAACGGCAGTAGTAGAGGCGCTTGCGAAAGAACTAAATGAAGAGGGACAGGCTTTAAAAGATATTGAAGCAGCGCTGGAAAGAGAAGGAAAAGAGCAGGAAAGAGCAACAAACAGGATAAAAGATTGGGAGGTAAAACTGAATAATGCAGAAGTTCAGTTAATAAGGACGACTGCAGAAGTTAATAGAAATGCTACCTATATGGAAGAAGCCGGAAAATCTGCGGATGGATGCGCTACATCCATAGATAAGTATGGGAAAAAGGTAGAAGATGCAAAAGAGATAACCATAGATTTTGGAGAAATCGTAAAAGCAAATTTAGGGAATACCGTAGTTAATACCGTAAAATCAGTAGCATCACAGTCCGTTTCCTCTGTTCTTGACATGGAAAAGGCACAAAGGCAATTTCAGGCAAGTACAGGCGCAACAACTGTCGAAATGGGAAAATATAAAAAGGTTATGGATGACCTTCATAGCAACAATTATGGTGAGGACATCAATGATACAGCTCAGGCTATGGCCCTTGTAAAGCAGTACACAGGAGAGCTGGACTCTTCCAAATTAAAAGAGATGACGAAAAACGGAATTGCCATGCGTGACGTCTTTGATATGGAACTAGGGGAAACTATCCGAGGAGTTAATGCTCTTGTAGAGAATATGGGGCTTACATCGGAAGAAGCTTTTGACCTTATGGCAAAAGGAGCACAGAACGGATTGGATAAATCCGGGGAACTGGCAGATAATATTGCGGAATACGGTCCTTTGTGGGAACAGGCAGGGTTTAGTGCAAAAGAAATGTTCACAATTATGCAAAATGGATTAGAGTCAGGGGCTTATAATCTTGATAAGGTGAATGACTTTGTAAAGGAATTTGGTATTTCCTTAGCGGACGGTAGAATTGAGGAGAACTTAGAGTCTTTTTCTAAAGAGACCCAGATGTTGTTTAAATACTGGAAAGCAGGGAAAGCAACGACAAAAGATATTTTCCATTCTGTGATTAAAGATTTGGCAACAGCGACAAATAAGCAGGAAGCGTTGACTCTTGCCAGTAATACATGGAGTGCGTTAGGGGAAGACAATGCGATGGATGTTATTACATCATTAAATAAAGTTAATCATACTTACGATGATGTAAAAGGCACAATGAATGAAATCAACCAAATAAAGTACGATACTTTAGAGTCGAGATTTCAAAGTCTTGGAAAGAAATTTCAGACAGAAGTAGCAGCGCCCATTGCAGAAAAAGCTCTTCCTGCCATAGAAACAGGATTGGATTTTGCGATTGAGAACATGGAAACACTGGTTTCTGTGATGGGAACAGTAGCTGCGGGCGCAGTAGCGTTTAAAACAGTGTCAGCGGCAACAGAAATCTATGAACTGGCAACAAAGAAAGCAACAGTTGCCACAGAAGGAGCAACGGCAGCACAAAAAGTTTTTAATTTAGTGCAAAATGCAAACCCCATAGGTATTGTAGTGACAGCATTGGTTGCGGCAGGAACAGCATTGGCGACTTATGCAGAATTTGCCGGAGAAGCCTCAAAAGAAGTGCAAATGCTTTCTGAAAAGAATAAGAAAGTGTGTGAGTCGGCAAATGAAGTTTCAAAAGCGGCGAAAGAGTTGACTGCAAATTATGAAGATAATACGGAAGAAATGCAGGCGCAGGGGCAATATGCAAAAGAACTGGCAGATGACTTGGAAAGTCTGACGAAGCAAGAAAATTTAAGTGCGGAACAGAAATCTGTTGTTTGTCAGTACGTATCTCAATTAAACGAATTAGTGCCAAACTTGAATTTAGCATACGATGAGCAGACCAATAAATTAAACATGACCAATCAGCAGTTGGAAGAATATTTGAATAACAATCAAAAGCAGATTGAACAGCAGGCTGCTCAAGAATATGCCATAGAGCTGCTGAAAAAGAAATCAGAGCTGGAAGTAGAAGCTATTAAATTGGAAAATCAACAGGCAGAGCTTGGTGATAGAAAAATAGGTATACTGGATAGAATTAATGCTCTGACAATGGGATTACAAATGGGAAATATGGATTATTACCAGACAGTAAAAGAATTGTCAGAAGCACAGAAAGAGAATACAGATGCAGTAGCAGAGAACGAAAAGCAGCAAAAGAATATACAGGCGCAGATAGAGGCAAACTCAGAATATATTAACCAGATAACACAGAAAACAAATGAAAACACAGATGCTACAAACACAAATTCTGATGCACAGACAGCAGCGGCAGAAGCAAACGCTCTGGCAGTACAGAGCATAGCAGATACCTATGCAGGAATGCAGCAGAAGGTGTCGGAAGTTATTGAAAGCCAGATGAATATGTTTGAGGAGTTTAATGCAGGAACTGAAATCTCCAGCCAGAAACTTCTTGAAAATATGCAGTCACAAATCGAAGGAGTTTCTCAATGGGCTGATAATATGGCTTTATTAGCAGATAGAGGTGTAAATCAGGGAATTATTGACAAACTGGCAGAAATGGGACCACAAGGTTCTAGCTATGTGCAGGCATTTGCATCTATGACAGATGAACAGTTAAAGCAAGCAAATGAAATGTGGAGCCAGTCTTTGGATATGAAAGCCGGTGTGGATGCCAGCGTGCAGGGAATGATTGAACAATATACAGTCGCTTTAAATGGTGGAAAAGAAAAAATTAATGCACTTATGGGAGAGTACGGCGTTGACACTGTGAAAGGACTTGTTTCAGGAATTTCAGTAAATCAAAAGCAAGTATATAATGAAACAGAGAGATTAGGGAAAATGGCAGCGCAAGGTTATGAAGATGAGATGGAAATCCATTCTCCTTCGAAAGTCTTCAAAAGACTGGGAGGATATACAGTTGAAGGACTTGCGTCCGGAATAAAAAGCCAGACCGGAACTATTAAAAAGGCAATGAGCTCCATTCAGAAGACAGTGAAAGCGGTGAAACTAGATCAGAATACATTGTATGATGAGGGTGAAGATGTATCCAAGGGATTGGCAAATGGTATAAAAGCAGGTCGCTCAAATGTCATAAATGCAGTCAGTCAGGTATGTGCGGCAGCAGTGAAAGAAGCCAGAAGCAAATTGGATATCCATTCTCCTTCAAAGGTATTTGAAAAATTAGGAGGATATACCGCAGAGGGGTTTGGAATTGGCTATAAAAACAAGATGAATGATGTCAATGGAATGATACGGGAAAGCATGGATATTCCCACTATGACAGGAAATGAAAGAAATATTTCAAAAACAGGAAATTCACTTGAAAAGATTGTATTAGAAATGCCAATTTACGTGGGAGAGTCTTATAGTCGCACAGAAATTGTAGATATTGCCATGCAGGGAATTTCTAAAAAACAGTCAGGATATTTAAGGGCAAAGGGCATGAGGTTGAATTATGGTTAAATATGGATTTCAATACAATGGAAGAACAGCAGAAAGCTACGGGATTTATGTAGAGTCACGACCGGATATTCCGGGAAAGAAAAGAAAGATATCTTATAAAGAGATTTCAGGCAATATGGAAATGCTTACAGAAAAGGCTTATAAATACGAAAATAGGGAAATAGCAGTAAAATGTTCTTTCAAGGAACCGGAAGAACAATGGAACCGTAAAAGAAGACAAATGGAAAGCTGGCTTTCAGGAGAAGGAGAGCTTATTTTTTCGGATGATGCGGAAGTCTTTTGGAAAGTGAAGGAAGTTCAGATATCAAAATTTGAAAGGAAATTAAGAAAATATGGAACATTTGAGATTAAATTTGCTTGTTCTCCTTTTGAATATATGGTAGATGGAAAAATAAAAGAAACAGTTTTAGATAAAATTGATAATCCGTATGATATGGCACAACCAATATATTATTTAAGAGGTGAAGGCCTTTGTACACTGACTGTAAATGGGAACAGCATGGAAGCAAATGTAAGCCGAAGCCTGATTATCGATACAGAACGCATGCTTACATACAAAGAAGACAAAACCTTGCAAAATACTGCAATAACAGGAGAATATGAAGACTTATATTTGAAGCCGGGAAGGAACAGGATTTCTGTTTCTCCCGGTTTTGCGTTGCAGATAAAACCAAACTGGAGGTGCTTATAGTGATACAGATTTATAAGCCGGAGAACATGAATTTTAAAGCAAACGGAGATATGCCCTTATTACCGGATAAAACTCTGGCACACGTGGTATTAAACGGGGCATGGTCCCTGGAATTACATCATCCCATAGACGAGGAAGGAAGATGGGCGTACATAACAGAAGAAGCGGTTGTGAAAGTGCCATCTTTTAATGGAGAGCAGTTATTTCGTATAAAACAGAAGGAAAAGGCGGAAACGGGAGTGACTGCTTACGCAGAGCCTATTTTTATGGACGCAAAAGAAGACTGCTTCTTACAGGACATTCGCCCGACAGATAAAACAGGGCAGGAAGCTCTTGATATTATGCTTGCCCCTAATGGAAAGTATAGTGCAAAGTCAGATATTACCGTGAGAAGCACTGCCTATTACGAATACAAGAACTTTATCGAAGCTTTAAACGGTAATGATGATAATTCCTTTATAAACCGCTGGGGTGGCGAAACCTTTTTTAATAATTACGAAGTAATTGTCAATAAAAGACAGGGAAACGATTATGGAGTGCAGGTACTTTACGGGAAAAATATTAAAAAAGACGGAGTGCAGGAAGAAATTGACACAAGGGAAGTTGTAACAAGGATTTTCCCGAAAGCTTACAACGGCTATAAGAGTTCAAGCTATGTGGACTCTGAATTGATTGATAAGTACCCGACTGTAAAAATTGCCACCATGACATTTGATGATGTGAAAATGCGACAGGACGCATCGGAAGAAGATGAAGAAAACGGAGTAATTATCTGTGATACGCAGGAGGAATTAGACAAAGCCTTAGAAGAAAAAAGTCGGCAGCAATACGCCCTTGGTATTGACAAACCAAAGATTTCCATTTCCGTAGAATTGGTACTCCTTCAGAATGCGAAAGAGTATGCAGAATATAAGGAGTTGGAAACGGTAGGATTGGGAGATGTTGTACATTGCAAGCATAGCAAGCTGGGAATTGTTACAGATGCAAGGGTAATTGAATTGGAATATGACTGTTTGGCAGGAAAAACCACACAGACAGTATTAGGAGATTACCAATACAATTACTTTAATAATGTAACAAGCATGGTAAACCGCATAGACGGCGCAATCAGACCGGACGGAACCGTAGTAGGGGAGCAAATACAAGGCCTGATAGACGGAGTGAAAGCACAGATGCGGGCACAGAGCAGCGCTGCAAAAAAGAGCGCGGTAAGAGCTGTTTTATTTGAAGATTTAGATGAAAAATCACCTACATACGGAGCTTTATGCTTGGGGACAATGGGATTTCAGATTGCCGGTAAACGTACTGTTGATGGAAGGGACTGGGACTGGAAAACCTTTGGAACAGGACAAGGTTTCTTTGCAGATTTAATTGTGGCCGGAACTATGGTTGCAGACCGTATCCGTGGTGGTACATTGATGTCTAAAAACTATGAAGAAGGTGCGAATGGCTTTAAGTTTGATTTAAACAAAGGGCTTATAAAAGCAGCACAGCTCCTGATTGAAACATCTGCAATCGGAAGGGTAGAAAGAGGATTTCGGTTTAATGACGGAAATCTTGAGATTTTGGGAGTAGATGGAGATATCATTGCAAGTATCCATTGTTGCGGAAGCTTGCCGAGTACACCGGACGGACTTCCAAGCGGTTGGCCGAGCTACACCGCTTTTACAGGAGGAACACCAAAAGACTCTTACCAAGGGGGATTTTGGGTAAGAAAAGATGGAGATGCTGTGGGGATAAGCGCCGGAGAACTGGATGTAAATGGAAAGCTTGCAAAAACCGGAAGACTGGAATTTTCTGACGGAACATTTATAGAACTGGTAAATGGCATAGTCGTAGGGGGAAATACGAAAGAAGGTGTATTTTAATGGCATGGACGATAGGAAACAAGTACCTGACGGAAGCACAGATGCAGGGAAATGCCATCGAAGTGCATAAATACTTTGCGAAAATGGGCTGGTCTTTAAATGCCATAGGCGGCATTTTAGGAAACATGGAAAAAGAGTCGAATATAAACCCCGGATTATGGCAGAGCTTGCAAGAAGGAAACTATAAAGGCGGCTTCGGGCTTGTGCAATGGACTCCGGCAACCAATTATACCAACTGGGCAACGGCAAACGGATACAGCATTAACAATCCGGACGGACAGCTCTATTGGATACAGAATTTAACCGTTTCATCGGGACAGTGGATTAAAACATCTGCTTATCCCATTTCCTTTGAGCAGTTCCGGACAAGCAAAGAAAGCCCCGAATATCTGGCAAGTGCATTTTTAAAGAATTTTGAACGTGCCGGCGTGGAAGTAGAAGCAGAAAGAAGGCAGTGTGCAAGAAAATGGTACAACTATCTGGAACAATTCTCCGGTGCAGACGTAATTGAAAAGGCTATCAAGTGGGCTTGCGATACCGCAGCGGATGACAGCCACGGATACAGCCAGCAAAACCGCTGGGGACCTGATTACGACTGTTCTTCCTTTGTTACACAGGCATATCGAAAAGCAGGGGTGAACATTGGAGGCGGTACGGGAGTTTACACCGGAAATATGAAGCAGTATTTTACGGCGGCAGGTTTTACTGTTGCAGATGATGTAAACCTTGTAAATGGAGACGGAGCGCAGCGTGGTGATGTATTTTTAAATACTACGCATCACACCGCTATGTATCTGGGAAACGGAAGAATTGTACATGCTTCCTCCAGTAGAGGGCATCCGGAAACAGGAGATCAGACCGGAACGGAAGTTTATGAAGCGAACTTTTACAGCTATCCATGGGATTTAGTGCTTCGATATAAAGATGGTGGTGGAATTATTCCGCCGGAACCAGAGAAATTGTATATTGTAAGATTTATACCGGCATAAGGAGGTGAGAAGACGATGGAAAGTATTAAAAGAAAAATTTTTGTACTAAGGGATTATATCAAGGATGTAATCGAGTATCCCCAAGGGGCTGATGTAGTACCGATTGAATTTGAAATTGCTGATTATGATATACCGGAAAATGCCACAGCGATGGTGTGTGTAGAAAAACCTTCGAAAAAAGGAATTTACAATACAGCAGTAATTGAAGATAACGTAATCAGGGTAGAGCCTGTAAAACAAATGTTTGCGGAAAAGGGAGAAGTTTCTTTACAGGCAGAGGTACAAATCAATGGAAAAACATTATTAACGTTTATCCAGCCTATTAAGGTAAGTAGAAGTCTTATCCCCATTGACAGTGAAAATGGAAGCAATTTATTTGATGAACTTCTAAAAAAGACACAGGCTGCCATTGAGGAAATGGAGAAAACCAAAGAAGAAATTATAAAAGCTGCACAGGAAGGAAAATTCAGTGCCACGGTTCAGGCAGGGGACACAAGAACCCTTCCGGCAGGAGAAAATGCGAGAGTGACAAATACCGGAACGAAAAAAGATGCCGTTTTTCAGTTTTTCATTCCGAGAGGAGCTGAAGGGGCAATAGGTCCTAAAGGAGAACAAGGCATTCAGGGACCGACAGGACCGGCGGGACCACCGGGAAAAGATGGGACAGCCACTGTTTTAGATTTAAAACCGGGCGTTTTTGCTATGGCAGTGAAGGCAGGGCATTTATTTGTAATTCATAATACGACGGAACCGGTTCCGCCACTTAAGATTGTGAATGGCAGATTGAAATACATAATCGGGGAGGGATGATATTGAAGGTTGATTTTACTGACGAGTACAAAAAGCATATCACGGCAACCGGACTGACACAATGGGATTACGGGCAAAAATTAGAAATATATGGGATACCGGATGTTACCCACGCAGAGGTACATTTCTGTTGTGAAAGTGATACGGAAGCCTTAATACAGCAGGCAGAGATTATAGATTGCATATCAGTAAATATTCCTGATGTCTTGCTGCGCACAGGGGAGAATATAAAAGCCTATATTTACATTGCTACGGCAAAAGAAGGACGAACTATTCGTACAATTACATTGGTAGTAAAACAAAGACAACGGCCGGAAGATTATACTGCACCGCCAGAAAAAAACTTATTAAGGGAAATTTTGGAAAAGCTGGATTTAAAAGCGGATAATATAAAACTTACTGAGAATGAATTGCAGCTGCTTTCCGGTGGAAAAGGGATTGGAAGCAAAATCCGTCTTCCTACCGGTTCCGGCGGAAGGGAAATTGAACTGAGGAATAATGGAACTGCTATACAATGGAGGTATACAGATAGTAATGATTGGATAGATTTAATCCAAACAGAAGAACTAAGAGGCAAAGATGGTGCTGCCCCAAATTTTGAAATTCGGGACGGACACCTGATTGCAATATATGAAGAAAAGGAGAAATAAAACATGGCAAGAGAAGTAGATTTAGGAAGCATTATGGGACCGGCAGGTCCGAAAGGTGAAAAGGGAGAGAAAGGCGATCCGGGCGCAACCACAGCAGACGGAGTATCCTACAAAGACTCCAATGTGGAAAGCGCTCTTGATGAACTGATGAAAAGGATGGATGATGTACAGTATACACCAATCCAGATTACATCCTTTACCAATAGCGTAAATACGGTGGAAATGGGAAGCACTGTAAACACAGTTGTATTGAATTGGGGCTACAATAAAGAGCCAAAGACAGCAGCGCTTGACGGAGCTGGACTGGATGTAAAATTAAGAACAAAGACTATTGAAGGGGCTGGCATTAAAAGCAATAAAACCTATACACTTACCGCAACAGATGACAGGGATGCGAAAGCAACCAAGACCACAGCAATTACATTCTTAAACGGGGTGTATTATGGAGTTGGTACCGCAGTGAGGGATGCTATCAACAATGATTTTATGAAAGGACTGACCAAAAAACTTTCGGGAAGTAAAGCCGGAAGTTTTACCGTAAATGCAGCGGAAGGAAACTATATTTATTATGCCCTTCCAAAAAGACTTGGCACACCAACATTTTTCGTAGGTGGATTTGAAGGCGGTTTTGCAATGGAAAAGACATTTGACTATACAAACTCAAGCGGCTATACAGAAAGCTATGACGTTTACAAGAGTACCAATGCCGGACTTGGAAGCACCAAAGTAGAAGTGAAATAAGGGAGGAGAAAAAGAATGCCGATTTTATTGATTGATAAGATTAAACAGAAAAATAACGGAACATTTAAGCTGGTAGACGCAGCGGATGTAGAGTACAACGGAAAAGGACTGGATGAGGCAATCCAGTCCGGTGAGTTCAAAGGTGAAAAAGGTGACCGAGGACCGGCTGGTCCAACAGGAGCGAAAGGCGAACAGGGGGAAACAGGGCCAACAGGACCGGCAGGGGCAAAAGGAGAACAGGGACCGGCAGGACCAGCAGGAGCAAAAGGCGAGCAGGGTATTCAAGGACCGAAAGGCGAGAAAGGAGACCCTTTTGCAGTTGCAAAAACTTACCCTTCTGTGGCAGCCATGAACGCAGGCTTTGCTACCGACGGGGTAAAAGAAGGTGGCTTTGTCGTAATCAATACAGAAAATGTAGAAGATGAAGATAATGCAAAGTTATATGTGAAAGGAAAAACTGCTTATACCTTCCTTACAGATTTATCCGGTGCCCAGGGTATGAAAGGACCACAGGGAGAAAGAGGACCGCAGGGAAATCCGGGAGCACAGGGAGCTGCCGGACCGCAGGGGCCAAAAGGAGAACCGGGTGCAAACGGAGCGCAAGGCCCTGCCGGTCCCAAAGGGGAAGATGGAAAAGCGCCAACCTTTGAAATTCGGGGCGGACATTTATTTGTAATCTACGAGTAAACAGGAGGAGAAAAATGGCAGTACAGGAAATTGATTTAGGCCCTGTTCAAGGACCGGCAGGTCCGGCAGGACCCAAAGGAGAAACAGGAGCACAAGGTCCAACAGGTCCACAAGGAAAGCAAGGTCCACAGGGGGAACGGGGACCGACAGGCCCAACAGGTCCACAAGGAAAACAAGGTTTGCAGGGACCACCCGGAGTGGTAAATGCGGATACCGCAATTCCATTTACAATGGCAAGTATAAGGGAAAATATCAAAAGTAATGAAAGCTTCAAAGTTATATTAGGAAAAGTAATGAAGTTTTTTAATGATTTAAAAGCGCATGCTTTTGAAAGCCCAATACAAAATCTTACGACAACAGTTGCAGGAAAAACTTTAGATGCAACTATGGGAAAAACTCTGGGAGACAGAGTGACTTTTGTTGAAAACAAAGTAGATAACCACGTACAGAGAACAGGAGCAAATGATTATACAGGAGATTATAAATCATCTTGGACACTAACAACAGAATATCAAGATATAGGAAATACCAGAGCTATTGATAATAAATATTATTCCGCTTCACCGGGAAATACCAAAATTACTATAAAAGAAGGCGGCGCATATCTTGTTACAGCTTCAATAACAGTTAGAGCTAATGGTTATGATAATATATGGATGAAAATTTTAAAAAATGGGGCAAACGCACATACGATGGCAACTGTTGCAAATGGATATACTACTATACAGTGCTGCACAATGTTAACGATGAACGCAGGTAATTGGGTTTCTGTTCAATTATCGAAAGGTTCTCAAGAAATTCATACTACCTGTGATGGCGGTGGATATTTACAAATTGTTAAATTAACTTAATTAGGAAAAGGAGAAAAATATGCAGAAAATAGTATTTGCAGATAAAACAGAATTTGAAATTTTAGAGGGAGCATCTTTAGGTAACATTACAGTCTTATGTAATGATTTCGCTGCTCTTGGTAATTTTACAACAGCTTTGAAGAAAAAGGGAAACTTGGACTTCGTACAGTTCAAACAGGATGAGCAGGTTACAGGAGAATATGAAAAATTACTTCTTACATCTTCTACCTATTTTAATGTAGACGTTGATGAAGCGAGCAAGGTATTAGCATCTTTTTCTTTAAGGGGAAAAACGGAAACAGAAAAACAGCTTGAATTATTATCCCAGCGTGCAGATGTAACCGAAGCAGCTTTACAGGAAGTAATTTTAAAACAGGAGGCATAGATTATGGCAAGATTTTTAGCAATGCGAATAAAAATGGGACATTTAAGATTGGAAGAAATTCAGGAGCCATTAAGGCAGGAAGTTGGAAAAATATTAGAAGAAATGAATTAAAATTTTAGGAGGATAGAAATGGGATACATTTTAACATTTCTCGCCGGCGGCATGGCAGGGGTGTTTCTTACCTGCTTAATGCAGGTGAAACGATAGACAGCATACAGGGATTTTAGAAAGACCTTAACCGGTCTTATTTTATTGCATAAAATAGAGAAAGGGGAACGAAGATGCCGGAGACGATTGTGGTTGCTATTTTGTCTTTGATTGGAACTTTAGCAGGCAGTTTTGGCGGTACGCAGCTTATCAAATACAGAATAGAGCAGCTGGAAAAGAAAGTAGAGAAGCATAACTCTGTTGTTGAGAGGACTTATTTGCTGGAAGAAAAAGTAAAAGTGGCCAATCACAGAATTGAAGATTTAGAAAGGAAGGCAGAAGAATAATGGAACAGATTATGAATTATGTAAAACCGGAGCTGATTGTAGTAGCGATTGTGCTTTATTTTATTGGGATGTGGTTGAAGCAGTCCCAGACTGTAAAAGACAAATATATCCCTTTGCTTCTTGGAGGTATAGGTGTTGTCATTAGTGCCATCTATGTGTTTGCTACCTGTGCGTGTGGTACCGGACAAGAAATTGCATTGGCAGTTTTTACAGCGATTACGCAAGGTGTGCTGGTGGCTGGATTGAGTACATACGTCAATCAGATGGTAAAGCAGTTAAAGAAAGAAGAATAGAAACTGACAGGAAGAGAGCTTGGAAACAGGCTCTTTTTTAAACTCCATAGGTAGGATGGGAAAATTTTGAAAAACCTCTTGACAAATGTCCGTACAAAATATATTATAATAAATGTACGGACAAAAAGAAAGAGGTGATTTGATGAGTCCGAAAGGTAGACCAACGGATAATCCTAAAAAAGGACGTTTTGAAATACGAACTTCACAGGAAGAGGAAGAAATGCTTGACTATTGTTGTGAAATTACCGGAAAAAAACGTACCGATATAATTAGATTAGGGATTAGAAAGGTATATGAAGAATTAAAAAAGTAAAAGGGTAGTCGGCACCCTGAGAAAGTGAAATCGACTACCCAACCCCAAAATAGAGGTATAAATATTATAGCACTGTACCTCTGTTTTGGCAAATCAGAAAATAGAGGTATTATGAAATGAAATTGCCACAAGTAATAGAAATAAATGGAATAAGAGTTTTAACGACAGAGCAACTGGCAAGAAATTACGGAACGCAGCCTAAAATTTTGCAATATAATTTTTCTTATAACAAGAAAAGATATACGGAAGGAAAACATTATATAGCATTGCAGGGAGAGGAATTAAAGAAATTTAAAGCTGACCTTGAAATTCAAGGTAACCTTAAATATGCTCATACGCTTTACCTTTGGACAGAAAAAGGTGCTCTTCTTCATGCAAAATCATTAAATACAGATAAGGCATGGGAAGTATATGATTATCTGGTAGATTTCTATTTCAGAGTGAAAGAGAAGCCAGTAGTAAAAGAAACTAAGTTAGAACCGGTTAAAAAACCATCTGGCAGGGAAGTAGTAGATATTCCGGAAAATATAAAAATCCAAGAGGCGATAAAGGAAGCTGAGGATTATATTACAGCTTTATCAGTGGCATTAAAAGAATACAATGCGTATAGAAGCAAGAAAAGCTATGACGACTATTATATGATGTTAAATAATCTTTCTGTGACTACAACAAGGAAACTTCTGGACTTATTAGAGTTAAAGCCTAATATGGTAGTAAAAGCAGGATACTAAACGGAATGCAGTAATTAGGGCATCTATCAAAATTGGTAGGTGCTTTTTTTATACAAAAGTTGCGCCGGCACAACAGCCGGCAGAAAGGAAAAAACATGGGAAGATATAATGTACATGCAGGACACTGCCCACAGGGACAGGGCGCAAGCGGAGCAGTGGGAATTTTAAAGGAGTCTGTGGAAGACAGATTGGTAAAAGATGCTTTAATCTCAAAGTTGAGAGCTGCCGGACACACAGTATATGACTGTACCGATGATAGTAATTGCACTGCTTCTCAAAATTTAAAGAATATCGTAGCCAAATGTAACGCACATAAAGTTGATTTAGATGTTTCAATTCACCTTAACGCAGGTGGAGGTACAGGTGTTGAAACTTTAATTTATAATGACAAAATAAAAGACATTGCAACAAGGATTTCTAAGGAAGTTTCAAGTGCTCTCGGAATTACAAACAGAGGTGTAAAAACAAGAACTGGATTGTATGTATTAAAACATACAAACGCCCCGGCGCTTCTGGTAGAATGTTGTTTTGTTGACAGTCAGAACGATGCAGCAAGGTGGGACGTGGAAAAATGTGCAGAAGCTGTTTTCAAAGGTATTACTGGTGCATCTTCTGCTAAAGCCGAATGGGTAAAAAACGAAACAGGCTGGTGGTACAAGCATGCGGATGGTTCTTATACAATAAATAACTGGGAAAAAATCAATGGTGTTTGGTATTACTTTGATAGTAATGGATATATGGTAACCGGTTGGAAGAAGATTGGAGATTACTGGTATTATTTTGACGCATCAGGTGAAATGAAGACAGGATGGCAGTATATCAATGGAAACTGGTTCTATCTTAAAGCAGATGGCGCTATGGCGAACAATGAATGGTACAAAGATGAAAATGAAAACTGGTACTGGCTCAAGGAAGGTGGATATATGGCTGGTGATGAGCTTGTCTGGATTGGCAATGAAATGTTCTACTTTATGTCTGATGGGCACATGGCTCATACGAATGACAGAGGGGCATTAGTATAATTAGAGCCGGGGAGAAATCCCCGACTTTTTTTATGTACTTTTTTATATTCAAATATTTGACTATTAAGATCTTCTATGATAAGGATAGGTGAAAGGCTTAAATAAAATCAGCTTTTCATCTTGCTTTATATTTTATAAAATTTAAAATTGACATAATATAAAAATAAATGTATTATTAAAGGAGAAGGAGGGAATATCATGCACACAGATGTAAGAGAATATATAAATTTATGCCGCGTCAAAAAAGGAAATATGACA